GAACTGTGGTAGATCCTTTATATTAAACTCATATTCTTTATAATCTTGTTCAGTTGCAGAAGATAATATTCTTCTGTCTGGTTTACCATTGTTCTTTGCTGGATCAATTATTACTCCATTAGAATCTAAGTTATCGAAGCCAGGGAATAATTCAAATAATTGATATTGTGGTGGAGCATCAATTCTGAATACTCTATACAATACTCTAATATCATTTGTTGAGTGTCTGTAGGCATCGAACATAACTTTCAAACCATCTGCAGCCTTCTCAAGAGACACTACCTTAGAAAGATAGATCGCTGCACTAGGATCACTTTCAAGAGAGTTGACTCTACTATCTGTAGCATAGTTTGTAACTTTAGAGTTAAGTCTGTCCATAACAGTAACCATGTTGACTCTATCCAAGTCAATCATAGGACTGACTTTTGAATCTTGTGTAGTTAAGAAAGTTTGTAATGTAAATGACTTTCTGCCAGGGAAATCAACTAACTTATCTAATTCATTCTGTTTAGATGCAATCATCCTAGGAGTAGGTAGAACGTTATTACTGTTAAGTGAAATTGCTTCAAATCCTTGATCAACAAATGCACTTAAGTTTCCGTCAGGACTGTTACTAGAGAATGTTCTTATTCTTCCAGAAATATCAGTTCCATCAGGGAGAAGTGTAGAAACGTTAGGTCTAACAATGTTGAACGCAATGTTCTGTGTTGCCATTGGCCCATATGGTGTTCCAACTTGTACATACTGTTGGTCATAACTACCACCAGACTTAGTTTCTTTAAAGAATAATTCTGGTAATCCACTAGAATTTCCAGTTGCTCTATCAAGTCCACGACTAGAAATACCGACCTTCAACCAGTAGTGATCTACATCAATTGGATACTTAGCAGAATCCGTATCACTAAACTTATGAGATGTATTAATTCTTCTCAATGACACTCCGTTCATCTCATACTTGAAGATCTTATCATTGATAGCATAATCACCAGCCTTAGTTTCATCAAGAGATCTCGTGATGTTATTCAAAGAAGATGATGAAGTAGTTACACCTGTATATCTAATAATCTCATTTCCAATCTTAGCATAGCCTGGGTTGGAAGTATTTACTTCTACATCTTCAAATGATGTAAATATACCGACATTAGTAACAGTTATGTTATCTGTACTTGAGGAATCAATAGTTGCTGTTATTTTCTCAGGTTTAACATCAGCTTCTACTCCAGATAGAACAACATGATCTAAGTTAGAGTACATACCATGATTTGAATGTCTTACACGGAAATGTAGTCCGTCAGAAATATTATTGACATACTTGATAGAACCACCAGTAACAGTATTAGTTCCACCAGCACCAACATAAACAACTGAAGATGAAGTATCTACTTTAGGTACACCCTGAATATTGTTCAGGACTAAGGTATTAAAGGCAGTTATAATACCAATATTGTTTGGAATTGTTAGTCTTAAATTTTTTCCAAATCCGCCTGTGTTAGTTGGAGATACTGTTAACACATCACCAGCTGCATAACCCGTTCCACCGATTGCGACTGTTGCCGCAACTCCAACTCCACCATTAACATGTAAGTTAACTGTTGCACCAGTTCCTCTACCAAATTCGGAAACCAAAGGTATTCCTGAGTATACAACAGATGTTGAAGCAAATCCACTACCAGTATCTGTAAGTATTAAATCACTTCCAATACCAATCGCACCAAGAACAGAATTTAAGTTTGCCTTAAAGTTAGGATTATTTTGTTGGTATATTGTTACACCTTGAGCTAATCCAGTTTGTTCGGCAGTTGATAAACTCTTTGCCAATCCAACGACAGCATTGTAAGAAAGCATATCAACTGGATTAGGTACAAGAGAAACAATTTGTCTGTTTCCAATATCTAAATCTGGATTATAGAAATTGACACTACCACTTGTAGCTGAGAAGTTTGCTCTGTATAGATTAAACTTAAGATCTTCTAACTGACTTGGATCCCATGTAGCACCGTTCTGTGATTTAAATAATGAACCAAGTAAAGGCTGTTGAGATACAATGACCTTCTCAGAGTCTGCCGAGTTTACAGTCGTTATATCTTCTTCACCCATCCTAGAGATATAAACGAAGTATTCATTAGATGCAGAAAGTAGAACAAGAGCAAACTCTCCTCCACCTTCACAATAAACAGGTGATGGGAATGTAAATGTCGTTGCTGCAGATCCGTCATCTGATAACACAACTTCATCAGGATCAAGAATACACTCACCAAATGGTAAGATTTCTTGTGTAGGTAAACCAGTCTGTAGTGTTCTTACTTGTAAAGTAACAGGTAACTGATTTGTGTCTTTCGCTGAGAAGTAGACATCACATTTAGTTAGATATACACCATTAACATCAGGAACTTCAAATGATTGTGCAAGAGGGTCAACCCATCTTGTTTGACGAGTCGATCTTTGAGTGAAAGCAACATCAACAACTTCTCTTGTATCCGTACTTGAGATTTGTCTAGAATCTGACTGTGGTATTCTTTGAACATCTGCATTTCTCGTTCTAAGAGTAGATGCCTCAACTGTCTGTAAAGTACCAGCAGCAGTAAAGTTTGCTGAACCCTCACTATCTGTAAATCCAGAAATAGTTTGGTTAGTAGAACTAGATGATAATGTAAATGTCTTAGTTCCAGTATTGAATGTTGGAGCTGAAGGAACAGTAGGATCTGGTAAGAATAGAGATCCAAGAAGAACTCCCGCCTTATCAGTAATAAGTCTGATATTAGATACGGTTGCAATAGCACCACTAGACTGTCCAACTAGTTTCATTCCAGTCGTAATGTATCCATAGAATCCAGATGCAGCTTGAAGTTCTAACGCAGCAGTATCAACGTTTAAAATTGTAGTAGTTGAAGAATATGTTGGTGCAATAGATGATGATGGTTCGTATGGATTCTGTTTATATGTTTGTGTTGGTGCATTATATGGCCCATACTTATGATCCTGATTTGCAAGTCTGAATCTAATTGCATCATTATTTGAATTGGGACGACTTCCTTCAACAATTTCACCAGCACCAAATGTACCAGATACCATTGTAACTTCGACAAGTTTAGGCACAACAAATCTTGACATGTCAATATTGTCAAAGAATGGATATAATCTTGTATTTGGTTTTAATCTTCTACAAACAAATTCAATGTTTCTAGATCTCATTGTAGCAACAACTTCTGTGTTGACTACTTTATCTCCAAGACTTGTAGTATCAAATCTCTCACCAACTCTAAACTGAATACCCTCTCTACTTTGATTACTTCTATTAATTGTAGTCTCAGTTCTGAATTCTGCTCTTCTTTCTAATATATTTGTAGTTGTAGTAATCGGAATACCGCCTCTACGAGGGCCTACAAATGGGCCATGTCTCTGAACTGTTCTACTAAGAACTTCTGATGATGTTTCTCTTTTAGTAACAGGGCCTAAAGTAGAACTTCTTCCTGTCCATGTAGTTTCCCAACCACCCCAATCAATAGGTGAAAGACCAGTATTACTATCAGCACCAGTCATTCCCATCATTGAATTGAAACTGCCTTCAATATCGTATGTTGCAGCAGTTCTTCTAGTTTCTATCCATGTATCAGTTGCTGGGTTTAATTCAACTTGACCAATCCAGTTTACAACAGCAAATGGGTTTACGTTTACGATACGAGTAGCAAATTTGTTTTCTAGGAAAACAAAATCATCATAATTTAAACATACAACGTCACCTACTCTCCTTACATTTGAATCTCCTAGATCACTAGCAAATCTATAATCTGCTGATGGATTAGATGATGTTGCAGCACCAACAATCGCCTCTGATCCAAGTAGTAGATCAATAGAAGTTGTATAATGTTGTGGTCTCAATCTTCCCTCAGTCGAGTCAATAGATGCCTTGAATTGTTTATTTGTAACATCACCAGAAGTTACTGACTTGAAGTTATCAACAAAGAATCCAGACTTAAATCTATCAAGGTTAGTCTGTGGATCACGAAGAGACATATTAGTTGTTTCTACTTCAAGTAAAGACAACGCTGTGTAGTATTCAATATTTTTAACTCTATTCTCAATAGTAGCGATATCCTTCATTCGGAATCGTTTATGTTTAGCAAGAGTTAACTTAACATCGTCTGTATTAAAAACATAAGGTGGCATTTCAATGGTTGCCACTTCTAGTGCATTGTCTATGGTGTTTGGTAGTTTTGGATAATCTGCTGGTGATCCCTGTATCATAGAGAAAATACCTTCTTTACTTAAGAAGAGTTTGTCTATTCTACCTTGGTAGTAATCATATGATATATTAAATGACTTATCTTTTGCAATGATATGTGATGTAGAAGATGTACCAGATTCAAATTGTCTTGCAAAGAACTCGCCAGGAGATCTACTTGCAACAGTAGTAGTTACTCTTGGTCTTAAATCAATGATGTCAGAAGCATAAGTTCCAGCAACAGAGGGTAAACTATCCTTGTATAACTTGGAGTCATATGAGTTTACAGTTACAAAGTCGCCTGGGTCTGCAGCATCAATTACATAGTTATTGTAAATAACGGTAATTCTTCTTGTAGGAGCTTCTGTACCCTGTTTTCTAATAATAGCAGAGAAGTCAACATAATCTAATTCTTGGCCAGGATCAAACTCAAAGTCATTCTGGATGTCTTTATCGCCAGGAACAAATGTTTGGACTACACCCTGTACATTTGTTTCTTCAAAAGTAACTTCTTCGCCAACTTCAAATGTATTTTCATTCTGATAAACGAAATTAACTTCATTAGATCCGTTTGTAGATACGAATACAGCAGATGCACCAGAGTTTTTACCAACTATATTCTCGCCCTGTAGAGCATTAAGAATATTAGTGTTTAAACCAGTAAGTTGAAGAATAGGTAACTGAGGATCAGCAGTAGTTGAAGATTCTAAGATCGCAAGAACATAAGCAACGTCACAAACGCCTAACGATACTCTCTTGTCTTGCACTCTATTACCATAGACTCCATCATAAGTTAGTCCATCATTTAACTTCATTAATCCAGTGCCTGACTGGGTTTTTGCGGACTTATTAATTGTGTAAGTTGTTGCTCTCTTTAATACTTTTGATTTTGGTTTTACATTTACTTTCTTCCAAGTAACTGTTAATACTGCAGCACCAGATGCAACAGATAATCCAGATAAGGTTGCTGTTCTTCCACTGACTGTTAGTTTCTGATCAGTTAGATTTTCTACAACACCAGTTGTTTTAAATGATAAGTTGTAATCTTCTTCATCAAATGGTTCTAAATTTAAGTCAGCATCAGTTTCTAGTGTTCCACTAAATGCGTTATTGGCAACAGTGATTGAATATGACTTTCTGAATATAAGATCTGCACCATTTGTATCTACACTTGCAATATTATTCTTAGTTAATTGACTGAATAAAAATGCACTAGAATTATTCTTAACTTCTAAAGTAACTTTGAATAAATCATTTACATTGACATCGGCAGATGGTAATGCACCTGAGTTAACGTTAGTAACATCAGAAACAGCCTCAAGGGTGATGCTTGTAGCATTTGTTCCAGTAACACGGTTGAATGTTGGAACATTATTACCAGAGATACTGTACTGAATAATATCTCCAGTTTTGATTCCGACACTACCAAAGTTAGCACTAGGAGAAGTGATTGTAGATGCAGCACCAGATTTTGCACTTACAGTAAACTGTGTTGCAACAGGAGCAAGTAGATGTCCTAAATTCAATACTGGATCAGCACTAAACTTATAGTTAGTAGTATCATTTCCTACAATTTGTTTTACATCATCAACACCATAATCTTCAACATCTGTAATGCTTCTAGAAACATCAACACCATTGATTTCTAATTGTTCACCTTTCTGGAATTGTCCATTTGTTTGATATAAGACTAGTTGATTGGAGTTAGTTGCAGATGTAAATGCATAACCAACAGCACCACTGTTCTTGCCTTCAATATACGATGGAATACTTATACTGGTTCCTGTGTTTACTTGGAGGTATGTGAATGTTTGAATGTCATAGAGAGATGATTCAAAGACTGTAGATGAATCTGCATATCCAACATTCTTAACTTTAATGTCATACAATCTAGCAACACCAATCTGTTCACCATTACCTTCACCAACAGTTGCAGTTCTTTTATTGAAAAGATTGACATAGGAGTCTGTACCTATTCCAATGATAGGTGAACCACTAACATGGTTAAGTTCTATTTGCCTTCCAAGACTAAATGGTATAGATTCATTTGACACTCTTTGAGTAGTTCTTGGTTTTTCTACATCTAAAGATGTAGTGCTGATTGTTTCTACCTCATATCCTTTAACATATGCTTTTCCTGGCCCTATATTCAAACACATCAAATCGTCTGTAGGGGTATTTCCCTGTTGAGTTAGTTGACTTGAGTAAAAGGCACCATCATTACCAACTCTGTTGTTCAAACACTCTTTAGTAGAAACACTAAATGGATTTACATAATAATGTCCTGATTCATCGAATGTTCTTTTTGCTAACTCATCACGGATTAAATTATAACTTGATTCTTTGACAAATTTTTGTAATTCGCCATTTTCAATTCTCATCAACTCTACAAAGTTCTCATCATTTAAGTCAGTAAGAGACTTTTTGATTAAGGTTGTGGAGAGTTTAAATCTGTCTGCACCAGGCGCTGCAAAGTTGGAGAAACCTCTTGCATTATCATATAGATCGTTGTCAGATGCAGAAGCAGTGACAAGTTCTTCTTTAACTAATAAACCAACTCTGTATGATGGTGCGTTTGTGTATTGATCCAATATGACAGTGGAATCTGCAACAGTGACGAAAAATCCTCTAAGGAAATAAACACCAGTTGCAATCTTTGCCGCAGCACCAGTTGATGTTGCATTTGATATAATTGTTGTTGCAAAACTACCACCAGATCTAATACTTGAAAGAGAGTAGTTAAGATCTTCTTCTAATAATAAATTTTCTCCATCAGCAAAAGTTACTCTAGAAAAATCAGTATCACTAGAACTTTGATACTTGATGTATAGAGTATATGCACCTTTAGTTGATTCTCTATTTGTAATATAAGTTTCTACTTTAGCAGTAACACCACTAGTCTCACCTCTAATTTTTTTGCCCTTTAAACTATCCAAGTAAAGAGATATGGGGATACCTAAATGACTATCATCAATCTGGACAGAAGTATAGTCTGAGTCATATGCAATTTGGCCAGGAATTACAACAGAACCTTCTTTAAAGAAATGCTTACCAAACTTTTCAACCTGATTCTGTAGAATAGATTGAAGTGTGGTAAGTTCTCTAGACTGTACAGGTAAGCCTGGTTTGAATAGTACTCTTTGATAATTTTTTAACTCTTCAAAATCATCAAAGTATGGAGATGAATTTAAGTTGGTATTCTGTGGCATTTGGTTTTAAAACTCCAGCACTATTTTGATGTCTTCCTTCTGACTTGCCGATCTGGGAATCGCAGTCCTATTATCAATATAGATTATTTCACCAGACTTAGTATTGAATTCTGCTGATGAAATACCAGCACTAAAACTCATACCAAGTTGATAGACTTTATTATTTATTGAGGTACTGACACCGTTATATGCAGTATCAACAGATAATAAAGAACCTGTTACGGATGATCCACTAATAGTCAGTCCATATCCAGCATCAGGTGCTGCAGTAAATGGTATTATCTTATATCCAGTTTCACTAGATGCAAGACCCATTGGTTGATAATACTTCAACACACCAGTTACTTTATCCCATGATGCGACATATCCAATTGCAGTCGATCCAACACCAACTGTCTGTGTAATCTCAGAGTCAACAGCATATGTCGTTCCTGTTGTCACACCAGCCATCTTGATTGCTTTCAATCCACTCACCATGGCAGTGTCTAGTAATTCTGTACTACTACCAAATACAGTAGGATTTTTTATTAGTCCAACCCTAGCAAAGTCATTACCCTCAATAATATCTGGGTTAGTTTCGATAGTCTCAAATCTAGAATATAAAAGAGCTCTATATGCACCAAGTTCTCTGTAAACATCATGTCCATGGCCACCTTTAGGTGGAATAATTACACTGAAACCAGCAGCAGAGGTTGTTCCTATTCCAGTGTTGGTAAGGTTAGCAAGAACACCGCCAGACTCACTGCCAGGAGCGCCTGGGAAGAACTGTATTGATCCGTGGGTATATCCTTCCCCTCCGTCGGTGACAAATACTTCAGAAACCTTTCCGAAAGAATCAACTGTAATTGTTGCCTTTCCTCCTGATCCATCTCCCAAAATTGGAACATTGGCAAAAGATGTAGAGATTGGTTGATAGTTAGAACCTCTATTATCAACAACCACAACTTCGATCTTTCCATCTATAGCGTTAGCCTTTGTTGCAATAGTCTCGCCTTCCTTTCCCCAGTTTTCGGGCACAGGTATGTATTCAATAGAGTCAAATTTAACGATTTCTGATGGTTTAATCGTATAAAGGTATTTCCAAACGTAACCATCGCCACTAGTGCCAGCTGCCCTTGGCTCAAGGTCAACAAATGTGGGTTGGTCATATGAAGGCCTTCCCTTTGGGTTCTCAGGGTCTGATCCATTTTGCAGACAAACGTAAACTTTCAAGTCTTCATTCACTATGTAGTAATTTGCCTCGTACAAACTTCCCTGTGAAGTAATTGGTGTGAGATTGTAAATATTATAGTCATGTCTGTACATCTCATAAGTTGTTCCAGCAACCCATGATACTTTTCTAACAAGTCTACGAACATCTTTATCCGTAACTTTTTTCATTGCAATGATAGACTCTTTGATAGAGTACTCCTCTTCAAATCCATCTAAAGGTGCAGGGGTGTTAGTTGCCCATGTGGCAGTACCGCCTGCCTTCGGTTCTATGGAATTAGGTAATCCCATGAAAGCGTAATATTTGTTAACAGTAGATCCGACTCCGACAAAACTCTGTACAAAAGTTTCGGCATTTAAAATTCTAAACTGTTCGGATATAATTGCAGGCATTTTAAAAAAACTAGTCTTTTTGTTTTATTTAGGGGTTAAGTTAATGGCTTCTTTCTGGAAACTACAGAAGCAGTCGATAGTCCAGTGTTTCCATTCATAGTATTGACGAAAAATTCATCTGGATTACCTGATCCACGATTCTGATAACCGTAGACTTGACCCCAACTATATCTACCCCAGAAGGTATCAACATTTGAAGTTCCAGCAAGACCCACTTGGATTTGATTATTTCCAAAAGTTACAGGGCCAGGTAAGAATGAACACGTTACAGTAGTAAGTCCAGAAACTGCATCACCAGCTCCAGTAACTTCCTCTACTCGGAATGTGCCACCTAGATAATCACCAGATGTGACCATTCCCACAGGAACGTTTGCTCCAGAAGAAGTTGTAATACCAGTAAGTGCGTGTCCAACAAGTAGAGGACTATCGAAAATAGTAAAGTAATCTCCCTGTTGTAATCCACTAAAGTTGACTCCAAGAGCATTTAGTGAAGAATAACCATAACCTAAGTTTGTGTTGTCGTTAAATTGAGATTTAAGAGTAAATTCTAATTTAGGTAATCTGTCAGAAGAACCAGGCATCGATGTATTTATTCCTACAATATCACCAAAGTCACCTCTTGCATTAACTGAGAATACATCTTCCTTCTTAGTTCTATCAGATTGAACTATAACTGGAGGTGAACTACCAACATCATAACCAAATCCACCATCGGTCACAGTGACTGATGTGATTACTCCAGAAGTCACAGACGCACTAGCAGTTGCCCTGTTAATGGCTGGGTCTGCATAGAACTGAGTTGTTGCACTTCCAACTGCGATAATTCTAGTACTATTAAAATCACCGAAGGTAGTATTAGTAAGATCACGAATTTCATTTGGTTGATCTATCAATCTTTCATTCCAGTTAGCCAAATCGAATGAATAATACATCTTACCGACTGTACTAATACCAATATAGAAGTTATTGAAGTATTTAATATTCTTGAAATCAAATGTTGCAGGGTGTAGTGTCCCAGCAGGCAACTGTTGACTCCAAGGTTGCCAGAAGTTTTTATTAGTAGAGATACCAATTGTTCCGTTGTTACCAACATAGATGAATCTACTACCATCAAAGATGACATCATTTATATCTTGAACAGTATTACTTACCTTGTCTGACCATATTAAACCATCATTAGAAGCGATGACAGCACCGCCACCACCAACTGCAATAAATTCACCCTGACCAAATGCAACTGAATTTAAAGTTTCTAAACTTCCAGAGAACTGACTGAATGCCTCGGCTGTTGTAAGACCAACCGCAGTAAATATAGATCCACCAGCACCGACTGCAACCCATGTATCAATAGAAGGTTCCCAAAGTACATCTTTGAAACTTCCAATGTATGTACTATCAAAGGTATTTGTCTGGTTGATTGCAGGGATAGTTCTCTTCTCTTTTAGATCAATGACATCCCAACTAGAAAGACTGTTACCTATAGAGACTGATCTTGCCATTGAACCACCATCACCAACAGCCATGACATACTTACTGACATTGGAAGAAGAGTATCCAACACCTACACCATTGAACTGAACAGTATTACCAAATCCAATCTGTCCTCTCTCCCAGAAAGTACCACTCTTAGTATTGATATAGTAACTACTTGAACCTACGGCAACTATTGGTTCTTGTTGTGTAATTGCTTTAAATTCAACAAGTTGAATAATACCACTAATTCCATCAAATCTCCAGTTCTTGATTGGGTCTTTACGTTTAATTAATGCACTTGAAATTGCAACATTTGGATTTGGTAGGTTCTGATATCCAGTACCACCAAAACTAACAGTTAGTGAGGATATACTAGAAGATGTAGAAACAATAGAAGTTACAACGCCTGGTAGAATCTCAGCATCATCAAATATCTGAATGTTTCTTTCGGACTGAATTAACTTATCAATGTTAGTGAATAATGGGAATACGTTATTAACGTAAATTACATCATCAGTCTTACCAAGATTCTTAATTAATCTAGTTGTAGGGAGAATCTTACTCTTCAAACTAGGTCTTGCTTTGGATATCAATACACCAGAAAGAATTTGATCTCCCTTCTGTTTCTCCCATGATAGAGGTCTATCTGCGTCCTGTGCTGTATTGATTCCAATACTATCGTATGTAAATGTCTCAAGAAGATCGGAAGCAACAATTCTCTTACTTGTTCTTTCAAACTGATCTATGTCGGTAACATCAAACTTATTCTCTTTGATCTGAACAGTATCGCCAGGTTTCAAGGTTGAAATTGGATCCACAGTTTCAACGTCTCTCTTAGATCCTCTAAAGTAGAATACGGCACACTTAGAATTTGGTTTTGGTGCCTCACTAAAGATTACTCTACTACCTTTGTAAGTGTAAGCAGATTGTGGTGTTTGTAAGATATCATTGATGTAGATGAAGATATTATTTGTAATATCCATATCACTACCAGGCTGAGTCTTGAGACTTAGTATTTCAGTATTACCAGAAGTTGTTACTGATAGAGTAAACTTCTTACGACTACCATTAAAGAATGGTGCAATATCATCAAACAGGATAAATTGGCCAGGATAGAATCCAGAGAAACTATCGTTCTCTAATTCTTGGACTGTTAATTGGAATTCCGTTAGTACACCTACTCTTGGGTCTGTTGCGATACCACTGATTGTAAGTTTATCATCAACTTTGAATCCTGTTCCCTCTTCTAGGATAGCGTATTCAGCAATATTACCATCAACATTGATACGGAAGTCTGCCTTTGCATTTGTTCCAACACCACTAGTACCAGAAACATATTCTAGACTTTTATTGAAATATCCATCTGGTTCTACAATATCAACGTATACAGGTTTAGTAACTTCACCACCTCTCTTATACAAGGCAACTTGAGTTGATAATCCAGCATTGACTTTAAAGTTTGCAGCATCTATTTTTTCCACTACATCAAATCCTGAGAATCCTTGTTCTATGGAAGATGCAATTCTCTTACCAGCTTGTGAAAGTCCAGCTCTAGCATAGTTGTGATCTACAGTAGAAATACCAACATTGACGACATATGTTTTACCATCAATAATCTTATCAACAAACGTACCACCAGCAGCAAAGTCAGTTCCACTGAGAGAATTATTAATAAGTCTAGGTGCAAGAATAACACCTTGGATCTTACCACCAGAGTTGTAGAAACTAGGTGTAGTAGATGGGCCCACCTGAGTTTCAATCTGAGTATTACTGAGAACTCTAGTAATTAAAGATCCATTGTAGTAAGGGTCTCCTCCCTTTGGATAGAATTGTTTTGTAGTATAGTTATCTTGAGAACATGAGAATAGAATTGACTCAGTTTCCAATTTAACATTTCTACCAACTCCAGCAGCAGTAGTAATACCATGAACAACTGGTAAGAATGCTGTCATGACACCTATAGACTCATGGTAGTCTGCATGATTAATATTATATGCAACTCTAGTAGAAACACCAACATTAAGAGTAACAT